CGATTGGAACTCCCGCACGCTCACTTAGATGCAGCGTACAAAGGTCTTACGTTTTATTCAGCACCTGAGCCATTTAGAATATCCGATGAATCCTTTGAGCAGATGGACATCGTTTTAGTGAGTCGAATGTGGGGCGAAACACCCGAGCAGATTAAATGGCTTCGGGATAAGTGTAACCAGTTCAAAGTCACTTTGATTTTAGACCTTGACGATTATTGGGTATTGGAATCAGGTCATCCGATGTATTCTCTTTACCGAGAAAAAAACATTTCAAATATAATCCGTGACCACATTAGAGTAGTTGACCACGTTATCTGCACCAATGCATATCTAAAAGAAAAGGTATCTATTCTCAATCCTAATGTTTCGGTAATTCCAAACTGCACCTTTTCAGGTTACGAGCAGTATAAATTAAAACCCGAACCAAGTGAGTTCGTAAGGTTTGGCTGGTTTGGTGGCGCACAGCACTATGAGGACATTATCTTAATGGAATCGGGTATGGGCATCCTTGCAGACGATCGTTCCTTAAACGGCTTGTATAGGCTGTATTTAGGAGGCTGGAACGAAAACCCAATGTACGAAGCGTATGAAAGAGTTTTTACGAGTAACGGCAAGCAAGAGAACTACGGCAGAATAGAAGCAGCGGATATTTACTCTTATGTCGGTGGCTATAACTTTGTGGATGTATGTTTAGCGCCTTTGCGAGATACCACCTTCAATAGATGCAAAAGCGAACTAAAGTTAGTCGAAGCTGGCACGATGGGTAAGGCTATAATTGCTTCCGATGTTTACCCCTATAACACTATAATCGACCACGGATTAAACGGCTTTTTAGTTAGGGAAACACGCAGTAAAGATTGGCACAAGTATATGAAAACTTTAATCCACGAAAAGGACTTGCGTTTAACCTTGGCAGCCAATTTAAAAGAAACAATCGAAATAGAATTTAACATAGATTTTTGGGGCGCAAAGAGGATGGATTTGTATCATTCGCTTCGGTGATACATTTACCTTTAAGATGCTTTACCTATTATCTAACCAGTCGAATGAAATCGTAGTCACTTGGAGTGACCGATGCACGACCACATTCCCCTTTGAGGGGTGGGCAGCCTACCAGCTAAGATGTAACGAAGATGGTGCGCTTCCAGCAGAGGTGACTTGTGGAATAGATAGATACGCAGAGGCGTTGTTTATCCCTTCTACTTTCGAGTTTGAGTTGCGGTCAATGGCAACAGCCGAAACTACATCTTTTAGCATTTTACGCTCGTCTAATCAATCGCAAGGCTTAAGTCGTTACGACAAGTTTACTATTTCGGTCGGGGATTTATCTAAAGGTCAATATACCTACACAGCATACGAGGGCGATATTGCCTTAGTAGAAACTGGGCTGGCTTATATCCAAATGGGTGAGCAAGCCTTTGTGAGCGCAACCAATACAATCACTTACGCAGAGCCATCGACTGGCACGTTTGATAACACCTTTGACTATACCTTTAACTAATGGGACAACTTTTAACCGATGCGCTTGTCATCAAAAACGAAACGACACAAGGTGCAAACACCGCAACGAGAGTTGGCACGTGGATGCAAAATTGTGCGATACAAATCGAGGATTCGCCGAGTGCGCTTAACTTTTTTGACTTTGCATCTTCAGGCACTACCACTTTAGTAGAGGATGTGTGGTCACCGATTAACGCTACTATCACGACTGGATTCAATAGAAACGGATTGAGCGTTAACGCTTCAGGGCTTGTGACCTATACCGGCACAGCAAAGCATTTCCGAGTAAGTGCCATCGTTGCTGTAATCGGGCAGTCAAGCAGGAAGATTCACGTTGCTATCTTTAAAAACGCAGAGATATTCCCTTGCTCGGAGTTTGTATCGGTTACCCCTACCTCAAACGAGGTGACTATTCCTTCCCAATGCGTTGTGCCTATGAGTTCAGGAGATACGATTCAAATGTATGTTAAATGCTCAACGCACGCTGTCACGCTTACCTTAGACAATTTAAACGTAATCATCAATGAGTTCTAAAAAACCTTTCGCCTTTTCTTGGCAAGGCTACCAGCATAAAGTGCCTTTGTTTATCGAAAACAAAAGCCAGCAATGGGTATCTTATGGAGTTGAAAACGACTACCCTAATTATCTCTTGAATCTTTATAGAAGGTCAGCAAAGCACAACGCCATCGTGAATGGTAAGGTCGGTTACATCGTAGGTAAAGGATGGACATCGGAAGAAGAAACACCTGCTGCCAAAGCCTTTTTGGATTCGCCTACGTTCCCGAATGCTTATGATTCGATGAACGACCTAACGCAAAAGCTAACATTGGATATGGAAATATACAACGGCTTTGCTTTGGAAGTTACTTGGTCAAGAGGTGGGGGAATTGCAGAGATTTGTCACGTGGATTTTCATAGAGTTCGTGCGGACAAAGACGAGAAGATGTTTTATGTTTACGATTGGTATGACGAATACGAGGTAAGGCAATTCCCCCAGCTGAACCAAGTTAATCAGATCCCAGCTTTCGATCCTGACAATAGAATCGGCAAGCAGCTGTTTTACTACCGAGCATACAGCGCAGGCGTTAAGGTTTACCCTTTGCCTGAATATCTTGGCGGTACGGCTTACATTGAGTTAGATGTGGAGATTGCTAATTTCCACGTTAATAACATTAAGAATAACTTTTGGGGTTCTTACCTTATTAACTTTCCAAACGGAATCCCAACCCCCGAGGAATCGGATGCCATCGAAAGGCAAATGAAAATGAAGTTCGGAGGCACGGACAACGCTGGTAGGTTCTTAGTGAACTTTTCGGATAGTCCCGAAACCAAACCCGAACTGACTCCTTTAACTCCTTCGGACTTAGACAAGCAGTTTGACATTCTAAATAAAACGGTTCAGCAGGAGATTTTCGTTGCGCACCGAGTTACCTCACCGATGTTATTTGGTGTGAAAACCGAAGGACAACTTGGAGGCAGAGCCGAAATGGTTGAGTCATACGAAATCTTCAAAGCTACTTATATCGAAGATCGTGTACAAAGAATCGAGCGGTCAGTAAATTACCTTGCTTCTTTTAACGGAGTGACTGGTTTGAAACTACAACCAACCGAACCGATTAGCGAGCAGTTGAGTGAAGTAGGTTTATTGCAGATAGCCACCAAAGATGAACTGCGTGAAAAAGCTGGACTGCCAATACTCGAAACCGAAGAACTTGGAGGCGCAAGATTGGTAGCAGATGCCATCAACGCTTTATCTCCTTTGGTTGCCAACAAGGTATTGGAATCAATGTCACCAAACGAAATCAGAGCATTGGCAGCATTACCGCCAAAGGCAGAAGGCGAAGCGTTACCCGAAGCAACGGGCGCAGCCTTACCGGTCGGAGAGCAGCAGTTAACCAATGGCGTTTTACGTTCTTTGTCAGGCAGAGAATATCAAGGTATGATGCGTGTGGTTCGGCAGTTCTCACAAGGCAAACTTTCAAAAGAGCAAGCCAGCCTGATGATGAAAAACGCCTACGGATTGAATGACGAGGAGTGCGATATTATGCTCGGCATTGACGAAGATCCTGCGACTGAATTTAGCCAGCAGTTTGAAACCTTTGCCGACTACGGTGAGGGTGTAAAAAACAACGCCAAAAGAGGAATCGAACTAAACGAAAAGAACAATAACAAATGCGCTACCCAAACTGGTAAAGTAAGGGCGCAGCAGTTAGCCAACGGAGAGGGTGTATCCTTAGAAACAATTAAAAGGATGCACAGCTATTTGAGCCGTGCTGAAACGTATTACGACAACGCTGACAGCCAAAGCGACTGCGGTTACATTTCGTATCTCCTATGGGGCGGAAAAGCAGCTTTAGGCTGGTCACGAAACAAACTAAGAGAATTAGGCGAGTTAGACGAAATGGAAGCGTTTGAAAGCGTTGCTATGGAGTTCGGTGTAAGTGCCGACAACTACCAAGTTTTGCGCTCTAAGCCGGTAAGGTTTGAATCCGACAACTCTTTGTTTGCAGAGTTTATGGAGGTAGAGCCTGAAAACAAAGAACTCGACAAGAAGATTTTAGCTGAAATCAAAAGGACTAAAAAGGTAGAAGCAGACCAAATCTCCCGAAGGTTAGATGTGCCGTTGGAAAAAGTAAGCGAGCGAATTGAGTATTTAATCTCCAAAGGGCAAGTAACTATCGAAAATAGAATCGCACGAATCGCAGATACGCCTGACACGGCAGCAGAGGAAGCGTTTGAGATTAGATACAAGTACGATTGGCGACCTGAATTTAAGTCTAATGCAGCATCCTTAGAAGCTAATAGCCGTGACTTTTGCAAGACCTTGCTTCGACTTAACAAACTTTATACTCGCCAAGACATTGACCAAATGAGTTCAATTATGGGATATTCAGTTTGGGATAGAAGAGGAGAATGGTATACCCTTCCCGGTACGAATGTTTCAAGACCTTCTTGCAGACACATTTGGCAGCAACAAATCGTTGTTCGTAAGGGCAACAAAATAGAATTAGTATGACAAAGGCACTATTCATAACGGAGCAAGACTTAATCGCGAACTCAATAATCAACGAGAACGTATCTTACACCCAACTACGACCGACAATCGTAAAGGTGCAAGAGATGCGCATTCAGTCTATTATCGGTTCGGACTTATACAAAGAGATTTCAACTCAAATCGTAAGCGGTAGCATTAGTGCTTTGAATCAAACCTTGCTATACGACTACCTCCAGCCAGCAATTAGAGAATGGATTTACTTTGAACTGCCACACGTTCTTGCGTTCAAATACATGAACAAAGGAATGGTAAGAAGAAGGTCGGAGGAATCGGATGCGATGTCAATGGAGGAAATCGAAAGGTTGATTAACAAAGCCAAGAACGATGCCGAGTGGTACAGCGAAAGAATCACACGTTATTTGATTGAGTACCGCACGGATTATCCTTTATTTAACAACCCTTCGGTAAAGGTGGACACGATTAGACCTCGCAGGGACAATTACAATACTGGCTTGAACTTGTCAAATCCATATAGAATCCCTCGTTCATTTCAGGAAAGATACCAAGGTGACAACCCTTTTTGTAATGATTGTCTATGAAGTTTCATAAGAAGAACATCGAAAAACTAAAGAATTACTATGCCAAGTTGGAATCAGCTAAAGACGCAGTTACTAAAACTAAGCCAAGCACACGAGCAGGTAAATAGCTTTGGTTGTGGTGACCCCTTGTCTATTGGCACGGATAACACTACTAACCTAAAACAGCCTACCTTAGACCGCATTGCTTACCCTTTAGTGTACGTTGACTTAGAAAGCGCAAGCACCTCTAATACGAGCCGTACAATGAGCGTGGGTGTGTACTTTATGGATAGAGTAGAGGATATTCGAAACAAAGATGCCGACCCTTTAAAGTATTGGAAGGATAACGAAGATGAAGTTATAAGTGATATGCTTGAAATAGCTACCGACTACATTTCTTTTTTCCAAGACGACCCCGAGTTTAATTACACCCTAAACAGCAGCGTTTCTTTAAATCGTTTCTTAGAGGCAAGGGATGACAAGGTTGCAGGCTGGAGAGCGACTTTCAATTTCGAGATGCCGTTTTCTCGTGACATTTGCATTATTCCCGACTAACTACATTTAAAAGAAAAAAGACATGGCAACTATCTTGCAAGAAATAATGGGTTCAGTAGGAACGATGGAATACATTTCATCTTCCGTTACCGAGAAAAACTACGACTTTTTAGTGGTAAACGAGGCAGCCACCTTCACTACCTTAACATCAGGTGGAACTAACCTCGTTACTTTGTATAACCTAACTGCTGCGCCTATTGCTGCTGGCATGGTTATCCGTGGAGCAAAAGGTCAAAACATCACGGCTGTTGCTGTATCTGCTGGAAGCGTAATCGGTTACACAAACATATAATGGTAAGGCTCGGCTACGGCTACCCTCTTACTGCGCTTTTTGGTGCTGGTGACTTGGCTGTTTTATTCGCAGCCTACAACCTTCGTGCCGAGGATGATGGCGCATTAGCAGACAGCAACCCTTGCGCTTTATCTTCATTCATCACTTTACTTAAAAGAATATGAACCCATCGTTATTACTAATACCCGACCGCTACAAAGCTGCTAAGTTATAGCCACCGACATAAGAGTAAATATCCGCTGCTTCTATTCTGCCGTAGTTCTCTTGCTTGCCGTTACTCGTAAAAACTCTTTCATACGCTTCGTACATTGGGTTTTCGTTCCAGC